AACTCCTTTCCCAATGAGTGCAGTTTCTCCTTTAGTAGGGAAACAGAGAGAGATAAATAAATCTCATCAAATTATGGTACACAATGCATCATTAGGTAGTTCATTGCGCTGGATGCATGAGGAAGGTTCATTAGATTTGGACTACTGGGAGAAGTACTCCTCCTCACCTGGTGCACTTTTACCGGTGCGGCCAGGCGCTACCCCTCCCACTCCTGTGCTTCCGGCGCCACTTTCTAATGCTTTCTTTACAGTAGTACAGGAAGGGAAACAGGATATGGAATATCTAGCAGGTATATATGCTGCAATGCAGGGAGATACTGGGCAGCAACATGAAACATTTAGAGGTATGTTAGCCTTAGATGAGTATGGAACAAGACGTATTAAGCAATGGTTAAAGCATGCTATTGAGCCTGCCCTAAGACAATTGGGAGAAGTTGTTAAAGAATTTTCACAGGCTATCTATACGGCTAATAAAAGATTTAAGATTGTCCAACCTTCTGCACTTCAAGAGCAGAGGGAACAGGAAATTAATATACCTATGTATAATGAGATGGGTGAAGCTATAGGTAGATCTATGGATTATAATGCTGCTAAATTTGATGTACAAATAGTAGCAGGATCTACTTTGCCTGTTAATAGATGGGCATATTTAGAGGAGTTAAAAGAATTATTAAGTGCCGGTGTAGTAGATGATATTGCTGTTCTTGCCGAAACAGATATAAAAGACAAAGAGGCGATAGCTAAGCGTAAGAGTATGTATTCTCAAATGAGAGGCAAACTTGAATCGCAAGATGAATCTATTAAAGATAAGGATGGTACTATAGAAACTCTAGAACGTCAAGTAGTTCAGGCTGGTATTAAGATGAAGGTTATGCAGGCTGAAATGGAGATTGAGAAAAATAAACATGATATAGAGACTGGGCATGCTAAAGAATTATTACAGACTGAGGCAGAACAAAAATTATTAAGGAGTGTCATGAAGAATCAAGCTGGCGCTCAAGAGATGGAGGCTGAGAGAAATGCTAAGGCTACTACTGAAAGTACTGAGATGGAAGCTAAAGATGCTGTTAGAGGTCTGAAGGCTGACTTCGCTGAAGCAGGAAGAATAGCTAAAAATGCAGCTCAGCAAGAAGGCTCTAATAATGGAGAAAAAAAATAACTTGCTTTTAATAGTTAATTATATTAGAAGTTTACAACTTAGATAAGGAGAGTAAATGGCAGATTTAAAAGATACTAATCAGGGTAACCCAGAAAATGTAGATAATGCAATTTTTGGCTCCGATGACGGTTTCTTTGAAGCGCTGGATGACAAAGTAAATGGCGCTATACAAGATGAGGCATCATTAGACTCTGTGGCAACCCATCCGCAACAAGCTGACCCCCAAGTGGCAACTCAGCGTGTGGAAGGCTCCAATAAAGACGTCGATTGGGAAAAGAGATATAAGGATTCAACTCGTGAGGCACAGAGGTTAGCTTCTGAGGCTAAAGATTTGCAACCCTTCGTCCCTGTTCTCGAAGCAATGAAAAAAGATAGTGGCCTTGTAGAACATGTTAAGGACTATCTTGTTAATGGTGGAGCACCTGCTAAGACCGTAACCCAGGAGCTGGGATTAGGTGAGGATTTTGTATTTGATTCGCAAGAAGCAATGAAAGATCCAGATTCTGATTCTGGTAAGGTAATGAGCGCGCATATTGACGGCATCGTCAGACAGCGCGTAGGCCAACTTGCTCAATCAGAGCAGGCAAAAGCTGGTAAAGCGCGGCAGGCACGTGAGCAAATAACTAAGTTAGAAGCTTTTCGTAAAGAGAAAGGTATGTCTAATGAGGACTTTAAAGCGTTTCTAGGTAAAGCTAGACAGCATAAAGTTTCTCTAGAAGATGTAGAATTTCTTTTAAATCGTGAAAAAGCGGCTACTAATACTGCTAATTCCACCAAACAAGATATGCTAAAACAGATGAAGAATGTTAGAAACATTCCTACAAGTGCCAGTGGAGCAAACTCACAGGCCGCCGAGAAATCAAACAAAGATAATGTCTTTGATGAGATCATGGGGCTTGATGGGGAATTAGACAACCTGTTCGGTTAGGGATTAAATAGTCCCCTATCCGGACTTAATAAGGAGATAGAACAATGGCAGATATACTGTATAAAGACGGTAACTACATTGGTACATTTGATGACACAAATGCGCCAGGTGCACCGACTGGATATACGGGTGGATCTCCTGTTGATACTGGCGATTTAAGGCGGAAATATAATTTCGGCGATCGTGTTGCAGAACTAGCAGTATCACAAGATCCATTCTTCCGCTTTGTGACCTCTGTGGCTAAAAAGCCAACAGATGATCCTGAGTTCAAATATACTGAACGCAGAGGATCTTGGCACAAACGGTATGCATACCCCATTGCTCATGGACTAACTGCTGGAGGAGTAGCTGATAGTAACGCATCTATCGCTGCTGCAACTCTTGTAGAAGACGCGATCTACTACTTTAAAATGGCTACTGATTACAAAAGTAATGGCAACATTACTAATGTACAAGGTAATGCTAGCTTTACAGTAGGTAGTACGGGTACTCGTCCAGAATTCTTCCTAGAAGATCAACTAATTAAAATCAATTTTCAAGCAACTAATGTGGATGCAGCTACACCTGCATTAGCATTTTTGTCTACTGATTGGATAGTTGGTAAGGTTATTTCCGTAGCTCAGGGAACTGATGATGTAACACTTGGACTTAAAATTGTGAAACCTTTAGGCGCTGATTCTGAATTATCAGGATGGGGCGCAGGAAGCACAGCACAAGATAATCCAACAGATTGGACGACTACTGAGATTAGTGGGTTTACCTACGAAACTCTAGAAACGGCCAAAGCTTACGTTGTTGGTTCTGTATTTGATAAAGGCACAGGCTATCCAGAAACATGGATGGATTCACCTTTCTCAACCGGTTATGGACAGACCCAAATCTGGAAGACTTCAATGGCAATGACTAACACAGACCGTGCAACGGTCTTAAGATACGAGCCTAATGAGTGGGCACGTATATGGCGTGAAAAACTTATTGAGCACAAATGGGACATAGAACAAAGTCTCTTATTTGGCGCTCAAAGTTCTTCTAATCGTACAACCCAAGGCGCAGTAGACTGGATAGTTAACAATGGCAACATTTTTAACTTAAATACAGCTACTAAATCTCAGGATTCATTTCTTGATGATTTATCTGCACTCTTGGATCCTCGTTATCAAGGAAGCAATGGAACAGTTTTCTTCTGCTCAACAGCAGTTTATAACTGGCTCCATAAACTCTCTGGATATTTCTCCAATAACTTAGGAATGGTTAGCCCTACTTCGGCTATCTCAGGTCCTCAAGATGGTGATAAATCTATGGGTCGTGCTGACTTGGCTCAGACAGGACGGAAGAAAGTCTTAGGACTTGACACCACGGTTATCACTACCATTTATGGCGACATGAATGTGGTACGTAATATTCACCTGGATGGCACTAACATTGCCCTCTTAGGTATTAATATGAGATACTGCGCATATCGTCCATTAGTTGGTAATGGTCTTAATCGTGACACTTCTGTGTACGTAGGAGTTCAAACCCTAGAAAACAGCGGCGTTGATCGTCGGGTAGACCAAATCATTACCGAAGCCGGTATGGAATGGTGCTGTCCCGAAACTCACGCTGTCTGGAAAAACGCTTAAGGAGGTATGAATAATGGCAAATCCACTTTACGGACAAAATAAAGCAGATTCCGAAATAGCAGTCAGTTCTGATGTTAGTTCATATCTGAAAGAGTATGTTGCAACTGCAGAGGTGGAAACTGGAGTTGTTAGATGCATTGAATTAAATCATGCTTCTACTCCTGTAGTACTTACCGGTATGAGAGGTATAGACTATGCGGGGCAGATCGTGGTTATTAAAGATACAAGCGCATCTGGCACTTCAGCACACACTGTAACATTATCACAGGGTACATATAATGCGGCCAATAATAATAAGGTCACATTAAATGCTCCTGATGAAATGATTGCTATCTACTTTGATAGTAATGGTGACGGTGATGTTCTTTTGAACATTGGTTCCGTTGCTTTAGCGACAGTATAGGGTGTTAGTATAGCCAACGCTCTCTCCAGTGGTTTCTTCACACTCTCCTCTGGAGGGAGCTGCGGCACTTAAATTATGTCATTACAAACAGAAATAGAACAATTAACTTCTTTATCAGTCTCTGATACTGCTGAGCTTACCGCCTTTCTTACGGAGGGAGTTCAGGATGTCGTCAGTAGAATGATAAGACTAGACCCTGGTAATTCCAGGGATTTCGCATTTACAGATGAACTTGCAGATATCACAGCGAGTTTAGATCATTCTGATATTCTTAGTGTATTAAGAGAAGATGGGACTGTCAATGGTTATAGGACAGCAAGACCCATGCCAGAGCATTTAAGATTTTTAGCTGCTGATCCTAGTAGTTTACAATATAGGTCTGCTCATAATCCAGGATGGTATGTTTCAAATGGAACTTTAAATACTATACCAGCCGCAGGAATACAAATTGGATCTAGAGCAGTAGTAGAATATATACCATTGCACACGGCAGCTGTAGCAGATACTTCTATAACAAATTTCCCCGATAAACATTTAAGATTAGTACTACTTTATGGAGCTTATAGATTGTTAATGGCTACATTAGGAGGGAAGGCTATAGGTGATTTTGAAATACCAATATCTCCTACATTAAGAACATTAGATGTAATTAGTAGATCTATACCAATATATAATAATTCTAGAGTTTTATCATTGCCGGCTGCTCCTAGTGGGGCAGATGCAACCTATACTGGATTACCTAGTTATCCAAGTTTTACAGCTCCAGCTATTGCAATAACATCTCCTCCAGTTATAGGCGATTTATCTGTGTCGGCTGTAGCTCCTAGTCTTCCAGTTTTTTCAGACATTGAGTTACAATTTAATAGTACACCCCCTGAGTATAATGCTCCAGCATTTGTTAACCAACAGTCATCAAGACCAAGTTTAAGTCTTGAAACATTCCAAAATGAAG